GCCATCAGTTATCCTTCGGGCGTAAAAAAGCCCGCTCAGGGCGGGCATGGGGTGCGCAATGTCTGCGTTTATTACTTACAAACTGCTGAAGCTGGGCGCGCTTGCGCTAGTTGTCTTTTTGCTCGGATGCTTCGGGTTTTTCAGTCGCTCACAGCCAGAGGAGCGACACGACGGGAAACCTCCTGAAGCGCCCGGATCGTCTTGAGATCAACCGCCTTCACAAACTGCGCATCGTTCAATGCAGCCGCCGCCGCCTTTGGATCAGCCAACAACGCAGCAATCGTTTTGCCCTTGTTGACCTTCACCGACTCAGCCAAAGCCGACCGGATTGATTCCGCACCGATACCCTTGACGGCCAGCGCGCCCGCGATCTTCTTCGTCACAGGCGCATCAAGCAGGCCAGCACCCATCGCGCGAGTAATCTTCGCCTGAGTGTCAGACCCCAGCAGGCCAGGAACAGCAGCCGCTGCGTCAGCGTTCTTGATGTCAGCCGCAACACTGCTGACGACTTTCAATTGATCCGGCGTCAGAGCCTCAAGCAGCCCAGGCATCCGCGTTTCCACATATCGAGGCAACGCCGCCCCAAGTTGACCGGAGCCCTTCGTTTTGGATGCCGCGTCAGTCATGATGAATTGACGCAGAACATCCATCGTCGGGCCGCTGTTTTGAGCGTTGAGCGTGTTGCGCAGATTCGCCACATCGCCCGCCAAACCCGATCCGCCGTGCCAAATCTTGTTGGTGATCTCGTCGCCAGTGAGCGCGTAATCTTGCCCAACAGGACGCCTCAGAATCGATCCGATGTTGTTGCTCTGCTTGTATAGCTCGGCATTCCGGCGAGTCAGATCGCGCACGCCCATGTATTGATCACGGAACCCAGCAGGCATGACGTCGCCCACATTCAAATTCCCAGCCGCCGCGTCATCGACTCGCGCCAGCATTTGAGACTTCAACGCGCTGAGAACGCCCGCTTCCGTGCCGCCGCCTTCTCGACTTCCAACCTTTGCCCCGAGATCGCCAGCACTTCTCAGCAACCGCTGATAGTCGGCAAACTTGACCGGAACTTTGATTTTGTCCAGCCCAGGCGCATCGCCCATTGCAGACTCAGCCGCCGCCCTGTAGTTAGACGACAAATCTGCGTTTGCAGAAAACGCATCAGAACCAGAATCGCGCAGCATGTTGATGAGCGTGTCTGGATCATCGTTTGGAAGATACCCAGCCTCCCACATTTTTTCTGCCATACGCTCGACAGACTGGCCGCGATTCTTGTAGACAACCCGGCCCAAGCCGCCCTGCCGAAGCATCTGCAATTCGCCGCGAAACTGCTTGCCTGAAATCGTGTTTTCGTTGATCCCGCCCGCCATCTTCACAGCGTTGAGCAAGGATGTCTGTTTGGCCTGCTTTGTTGCGCCAATGGCAGGGATGTCAATCATGCCGATGCCCTTGGCCTCGTCCATGATGGCACGCGCGTCCTTACCTGCGCCAACCGTACCCGGCCCAAGCGGAGACATCGCCTCGTGCATCTGATCCAACGGCAAGTGCAACGCGACATTCTCACGAGCCGCGCGCCCATACAACGCTTCCCATGCGTCACGAGCCGCGCCACGATCATCCGCAGCCTGCGTCCGAAGCACCGACCCGATACGATCGCCAGCGCGTGTAGCCTCTTCTTTCGCCGCGCCTAGATACGTCTGCGCGCCTTCACGCTCCAACGCCGCCAGTCGAGCCAGCCCCTGCGAGTCATACTGCTTCAACAGCACATCCCCGCCAGGACCGCCAGCCGCGATGCGTTCCAGCATCTTCACGGACGGATCATTTGCGCCCTGCGTTTGCAAGGCTTGTGAAACTGTCAACTGAGAGCCAGGAACAATCTCAGTCGGCGCGCGCTCCAACGCAGCCGCCAACTTCTTGCCCTGCTCGGTTGTGATGTCCAGCGCCTTCGCAAGAACGCGCCCTTCGTCAGAACGTGGGGCATGAGTCTTCTTGTAAATCGCCGTCCCGACTTTGCCAGCGCCTTGCAATACAAACGGAGCGGCCCCACCGATGGCAGCACCAGACAGAGCATCCGATGGATTCACTAGGCCAGCCGCCGCACCGCCTGTCACAGCGCCACCAACAGCACGCAACCCAACACCCGCCGCGCCACGAATGCCACCAGCACGCATCCCGCCAGTTGCAATCGCCTCTGCCAACGGAGCCAGCGCAGGAACATACTTCAATGGCGCGGCAATGGCCCCGCCAACCGGCCACGTCGCTGCAACCTCAGATGCCAACTTGCCGCCCGCGTAATAGTTCGACTCGCTGTTTGCCTGATCCATCTCGGACTGGACTGCAACACTGCTGTCGAGATAGTCTCCTACCGCAGTGCCGCGAGTCAAAGCACGAACCGGCGTCAGAATCGTGTTTCCAATCCCGGCCATGCCACGGAAAACGCCTTCAGCAGACTCGCGCAGCCTGTTTCGACTTGGATCGATACCAGCCTCTGCAAACAGATCGCGCGGACCCGCCGACTTGACGGGGACGATGCCAGCCTCTGCAAACAGATCGCGCGCCATTACTTCAGCCCCAATTGCTTCTTCACCTGCTCAACCGACATGCCGTATTTGAGCGCCGTGTTTCGGATGTCTGCCTCCGACGGAGCGCCGTCAAAACTTCCTGTCTTGCCATCGTTCGGCATCTTTCCATCCATGACGCCCAGCCAGTTTTGGTAATGCCGCTCGATTTTTGCGATTGCTTCTCGCAGTTGTTTCGGAGATTGCGCCTGATCCAAAGACGCGACAGTTGATTGCAACGCCGTCAATTCTTGAACTGCGACCGCGCCCAACGCCCCGCCAGTCGGGGAGTTGTCCCGCATCTGTTGCAACCGATCAAAACCTAGATTGGCTTTGATGGTTTCAAGTTTTGCGGACAGGTTCCGCGCATCTGTTGCGGGCAATAAAGTGAGCCACGAGCCAACGCCCGCTGTATTCATGCCAACGAGCTTTTTGGCATCGCCCAGCGTCTCAAGAACGCTGCCTGCCTGCTGCATCTGCGCATTCTTTTTGGCTTCCGCCTTTGCGCCGATTTCGCCAGCCTTGATGTCCGCAGGACCGCCAGGAATTGCCTCAAGCGTTCCATCTGCCTTCAACCTGTATCCGACAGGGATTTTCCCCATCGCCGTGCCCTGCGTTGTCGCTGCGATAGTTTCTCGATCTCTTGCATCGCGCATGTTCTGCCCGCGCATGGCGACGGCATTGTCCGCAACGGAGTCGGGAGACTGCCCGAACTGGAATGACTGCCCGCCTTGCACGGCGTTCTTGTCGATCACTTCCATGCGGTTGCCGAGGCTTTGCAGGGCAATATCAGGCTTCACGCCATACGGCAAAACCTCGTGGCTCCCGTCTTTGTAGAACGCCACGTTCACCATCTTGCCGTCCGGTGCCTTCATCTGCTCCAACTTGGAGAGTTCACGCGCCTTCGGCTGCATCCCCGCCACGAAGTCCAGCGGCTTGATCTGCCCCAATTGCAGCGCCAAACGTTGAGCGCCCGCCGTGTCTAGCGGGTTTTGCGCCACGAAGTCGCGGAGTTGCGCCTCACGCTGTTGTGCTTCCGCTTCCTGCTGACGCTTCGCCTGCGCGTCCATCATCTGCTGTTGCAGCAGTTGCATCCGAAGTTGCTCCTGCGCCTGCTTTGCGATGTCCTGCTTTGCCTGCCCGCGATCATTCAGCGCGCCGAGGACGGACGGACCGAGCGCCCGCATGAAACCGCCCGGAGCATTGGACATGCGAGCCCCGAAGGACAGCAAACCGAGCGTGCCCGGATCGTCAAACCCGCCTGTATCGAGAAGTCCCATTGCTTACCCCAAAAGTCCTGAATAGCGCCACAACCCGTCGTTCTTCTGTCCCTTGCGAGGCAGCGTGATCAGCCCGATCCCGTCGTCTTGTCCGAGCGTTGCCGTTGCAGTCGGGCTCCATCCCGTCCGATCAATCGTCGGGCGATACCCGTCATCCTTGTAGCCACCCGAGCCCGAGGTTGATCCCGTAGCACCGCCGATGGCCCCCGCTGCGCCTGCTGCGATCTGGCCTAGTTGGGATGGAGTTAGCGCGCTAACCGCATTGCCGACTGTCTGAGCAACGCCACCCAGCGAAAACGGAGAGCCCGTAGAACCCGTCCCCAACAGCCCGCCCGAGCCAGTCGGCGTGAACAGGTTTGTGCCCGTCCCAGGCTTCACAGAAAGGCCGTTGCCGTTCGCACCGCCCGTGTTTGTCGATAGCCCGTCGCCGTTGTTGTTGATCGGGTCGGTGCCCTTCAGGATGTCGAAATTCGTCTTCCCGAGATACGAGTTCGCAACCGATCCCGCCCCCAATCCGCCCCACGGATCAGACGTTGGGACAAGGCCCGCGCCGCTGCCGCCGATGCCCGTCGAGTCTCCGAACTTGAGCCCGCCTGTAGAGAAGTCCGTCCCGAGCTTCGTGCCGTCTGCGTTGAGTCCGTAATCACCGAACTTGCCGGGTTCCGAGCCGCCGAGACTCGGCAGAGACAGCCCGTTGTCAGCCGCGTATTGACTGAGCTTGTCGCCTGCCCATGAGCCGAGTTCGTGGCCCGCGTAGGTCATCCCGGCCGCCTTGATCGCGTCCCATGCTTCACCGCCCTGCGCGATGTTCATGCCTGCCGAGAGTGCCGAGGCTGCAATCGGGCCGAAGCCGGGAATGAACGATGCCGCGATGGGCAGCAGCTTGCCTGCCACGCCTAGATCAGTCGTGGAGGACTTCCACTTCGGCACGATCAGCGGGTTGCCGTTCGCGTCTTTGCGGATGTCGTAATCGACTCGCCCGGTGCCCTTTGCGGACATGCCAAGTTGATCCTTCTCGCGTGTGCTGAGAGGTTGCCCGGTGGCCTTGTTGATCAGCGAGCCGTCAGCACCGAAGCCGAGTTGATCGAGACTGCTGATTCCCTGCGAGGACAGCAATCCAGCCGCATCGTATGCGTTGTAATTGCCCGTCTCGGCTTGCCATGTGTAGCCGTTGTCCTTCGCCTGCTTTTGGAACTGATCGTAGATCGTCCCGCGTGCGATGTTGTTCCCGGTGCGTTCTGCCGCTGGTGCAGCCGTTACCTGATAGTACGGATTGATCTTGTCGGAATAGGCTCTGACGGAGGCTTGATCGGTTCCATATCCGCCGCCGACCTCGAACGTGCCGATGTCGTTGTGGATGGCGTCATAGATTTTCGGATCGAGTCCGTTGTTCTGCTGGACGGTACGGAACAGGTTTCCGGCAAACGTGTTGCCCGTTCCCGTCGATTGCATCGCGCCCCATTGGTCTTGAGTGACGGGCACGCGCCCGCCGACTAGGGCAGCGTTGCTGGTGGGGATGACTGGTGCTTTTGCTGCAACCGGAGCCGCCGCTACCGGAGCCTGCCCGGACGATGCGCCTGGTGAAGTCAGCAGCCCGCCCGATGTCGGAGTCGGGAGTTGTGCCGGAGTCGCACCAGCCGCAGGGCGATCGTACTGACTACCGAGGTAGTTGGTGACGCCCGAGCGCGGATCGGTGTAATACGCCTTGCCTTGATTGGTGTACCCGGTGATCTGCATATCAGCCTCCGAAGATGCCTTTGGGGCCAAAGATGCCGTTGTACAAACCGATCCCCGTGCTTGCCCCGCCAACGATCTGATTCCACATCGACGGATCGGCTTCCGACTGAGACGTTGTGCCGCCCTTGTTGCTGAAGCCGAGGTTCTGACCGTAGTTGTTCAACTGCTGCTGCGGGTAGTTGCGAGCGTCTTGGAAGAACTGGTTTTGCTGCGCCTGATAACCCGAATTGAACGTCTGCTGTTGTGCGCCAGCGTTCAGGAGAGCATTTGTGTCCATGTAGTCGTTCTGCGCGAACTGCGGAGCCGCATTCATGGCCGAGTTCTGATAGCCGCGCTCCGTGTTGTATGCCTGCCCGCGCATATCTGAGGCCACACGGCCTAGGTTGCGCTGCAAGTTATCGCGGTCATACGCAGCCGCTTCCATCACCCCGGAGTTGCCGAACGAACCCGATCCTTGCATGGCTTTGTCCCATGCGGGCTTGTTCGTCATGTTGTACGCGCGGGTCATGTCGCCTTGAGCATCGGCGATGTTCTGCGCGAGATAGGGATTCTTGTTGATGTAGTCGCCGTTGATGGTTGACTGCATCTGCGTGTTCGCCGCAGACATGACGGGTGAGCCTTCCATCGCTCGATTCGCCACCGCCTGCCAGCCGCTTTGGAGCAGGTTGTTTGGAGCAGCATAGGTGCCCGGAGCCTGCTTATATGGCGTGTTTGCGACCGACTGAGCGCGGCCCGCAAAGTCGCGCATGTATTGCTCCATCCACGGAAGCGGGGCATTGGTTGTGGTGTTTGTCGCCATGATTTACCTCAAGAGTTCGGCCATGCCGCCGATGGAAGGATGCTGCAATCGAGAGCCTTACGAACAACCCGCACTTCTGCGAGATTGCCGACTAGAACGCGGGACGTGATAGCACCGTCACCGCCAACCCAAATCTTGCCCGCGCTGTTTGCAATCGAGCCGGTGTAGACAGAGTGAGCGACTTCGACAGCGTTCACCCACAGAGTCGTCATTGAGCCAAGTTTGCGGACTGCAACCTGCGCCCATGTATTGATCGGAACCGAGCCGCCAACGAGGTTGATGCACTCCACGAATGGAGATGACCACGCCAGGAAGCCGAGTTGGTTGTTGAACAGATAGAAGAACCAGCCCACGTCACTCGCCGGAACCGCCCGGTTTGTGATGATGGTTTGCACCGCTGCGGTTGTTGTTGGCCTGACAGCCGCTTGAATCGTGAAGTCGCCCGACCCGAAGTTGAAGTCCGTCGAGGCTGGAAATTCCAGATAACTCGATGTCCCTGAATAAAGCCCCGACGAACCGTTGTAGATGCTTTGAGCCGTGGACGTTGTGACCGTGCCTACCTTCGTCGCCGTCCGAGCAAACGAGGAGTTGTCTGGAAACGAAACCCCCGCGTTTGCGCCGTTCAGGTGCAGGAGCAGGATGGCATCGACAAAGCTAGACGGGCTGGTTTCTCCACCGTAGTTCAGAGGCTGAACCTGCGGGATCATGTGACCCCTGTTCCTGAGACGCGCCATTCGGTTGCCGTCTCTTTGTAGAGAGTACAAATACCATTTGCCGCCAGCGTCCTCGTGCCCGTTGTCCCTGAGCCTGCAAGCCTCAACGTGTCCGTCGTGATTGCAATCGACACCACGCCCGCGCCGTTCTGGTTTATCACTGTGATAACCGCGCCGAGAGGGAACGCCACCGAACTATTAGCCGGGATCGTCAGAGTCCGCGCCGTCGTGTCCGCGCTTGGATGTAGAACACTTCTCCCGCCGTCGTCTAGAACAAGCGTGTAGTTCGCTGAGAACGTCCGTTGTGGAAGGTTCGCATCGATGTTCGATCTGGCCTCAACCCAATCCGTCCCCGACACGTTCGTTGAACCGCTTGTGAGACGGAACCACCCCAACAGCGTCTGCCCGCCGTTCACGATGGACGGAGCAGAGTTGCGGACAAAGTCGCCCTGCTTCCATGTCCCCGTGGTTGGGACAGTCGTCGCCGCGTTTGTCACAGCCGACACCCGGCCTTCGGTCAGGTCGTTCACCTGCTTTGCCGTGTCGCGGAACAGGTCCGTCAGCTTGCGGATCAGTTGCCCGGAGTCAGCCGGGAAGCGCGGGAAGGGATCGAGCCTCATCAGTCCGTGCTCTTGTTTCGATCAAATAGGAACGGGGAGAGAAGGCCCATTCCTCCGATGCTTGCGAGTAGGTCGGCGCTGTCTTTCTTGAACGGATCGAAGGCCGCGAAGCGGGAGCGAAGCCGAGCCGGGTTGGTTGTAACGTCCCACTGCTCGCCGATGTTGCGCCGCATGGTGTGCCCATCGAAACCCATCAACGGCACAGAGTCATAGCCAACACCGCGCAAAGCGGTTTCCACATCGCCGCCCGTTTTCAATGACACTGGCGCATCGAAATCTGTGTAATGGATGACAAAGCGGCCATCCGTGCTTTTGTCAATCCACGGCTGCGTCCGTTCATACCCGCCGCCGAACTGCTCCGCGTTTGCTTGCTGATTTCTGAAGAAATCTTTTGCGCTACTTACATCGTCTGCACTGAACATTGCCTGCTTGATGTTTTGCGGGAATCGGGCTTTGTCAGCAGGCAACATTTGATCCGCCATGAACGAGCCGACACGATCAAGCTGGGCCTGCGACGGAGCCTCTAAATCAAGATGGTTTTTGCGATTCAGCAGCAGAGGCATCACCGCGCCATCTTCGCCCGTGTACGCCTTGCTTGAGGCCGTCAGCGGATCAGTTGATGTGTAGGTGCCGACTCCGTAGGCATCGCCAGAGCGAACCGAGCCCGCAGCGCCCCCAGGGATAAATTCTTTGATCGGTTCTGGCGTTCTTGTGCCGTGGAACACTTCCGTATCAAACCCCATCGCCTGCGCCCGCTCCATCGGCGTGTTGTCTGGACGCAGCCCTAGCCCGCCTTCGCTGATTGGCTTTGCTGCGTTCTTCTGAGCTATTGCCAAATCCTTGGCCCTAGGTGCCGATTTCTTGGACGCAACAACAATTGCACCCGTCTGAGGATTCAGCATCGGACGTGCTGCTGCGTTCTCGCCTACCTTCAGGAGTCCTGACGCGATCTGCGGTGCCTTGGCTGCGGCAATCATCGGGAGAACACCGCCGACAGATTCACCCAACAGCCCACCGATGCCGGGAGCGTCAGCAGTGAGCCCTTTCGCCCGCATCCAGTCCGAGCCGCCTACCGGAGTGCCGACGTTGACGCCTGCTTTCTTAAGCAGCCACGCCAGCCCGTCAACAGGTGCGGAAACATTCGACGCAGCGGCATTGCTCGCGCCTTGGAGGAAGTTCAGTAGTCCGCTCATCTCCGCCCTCTCTCCACCCATTCCGGCCTGCAAGCAGTCACGGTGTAGTCGCCTGTCGTGTCCACCTTGAACCGATGAAACCGCGCCGTCTGCCGCATGTTGTGCCGCCCGTCTGCCTGAGACGAACTTGAGCCCGTCGCCGTCAGATCGCCTTCAGCGTCCTTCGTGTAGCCCGTGGCTGTTGAAGTCGTCGGGGCGGACAGATACCGGACGCGCAGGTTTTTGCACGTCCTGTAGCCCTCGTCGTCACCGACATCGCCGGTTGTCCACGAGGAGGAAACGCACTCGCCTGTCAGGGATGCGATCTGGTGAGAGGAGTTGACGACTGCCGAGCTTGTCGCGCCGCTGATCCAGGTCAGTGAGTCATAGGAAATAGATGGGCTCGCGTCATAGGTCGTCACCAACACGCTGCCGCCGTCATAGGTGAACGTGGGCGAGGTGTACGAAACCACCGCTTCCACCGTCGCGTGCGCGAGGCCCCATTTCTGAGTCAGGACGTGATAGACAGCGCAGCGATTCACCGCACCTGAACCGCCCGCCGAAGCGTAGTAAATCCAGACGAGGTGCCGAGGACGATCCCAGAGAAGAATCGTCTTGAACTGCGACACGCCCGCCATGTCGTCAAACAGCCACTTGCGAATCGTGCCGGTGGCGATAGGTCTAGGGGTTGTGCCGTCGAAGATATAGACGTTGTCCCTGCCGACGAAGACATGGCCCACAACCGTATCAACAACCGCGTCTTGCCCGACGCAGCCGACATCCGTCGAAACCTGCGCCCATCTCCACACTTCCGGTGCGCCGACGTAGGTGCCGACGAACATGGAGCCGGACTTGTAGGCCACGATGTTGTCACCGAACCGACGAGCCGCAGTGATGGCCCCGGAGCCGCCGATCAGTCGGCCTTTAACGCACTGATTCGAGACGGAGAGAGTCCAGTTCGTGTCATCGAGGTATGCCGAGCAATACCACTCATCAGCGAATGAGGACGTATTGAACGCAACCGCGAAGCCCTGAGCCGCTTCGATGATCTTGGCTGATGGTGCCCCGGCGATGTCTGCAAATGCACCCGAGGTTGAGCGTTGAATCGGGGCGGATGGAGTCGCCGCCAGAGTCGCATCGGCATACTGGATGAAACTCCAGCGATCATCTGTGCCGAGCGTGTACGAAGCACCCCGCGACACATCCGTCCATGCTGTCGTGCCGAGTTCGTAGAGCTTCGTTGACGTGCCCGCGATAACCCTGCGTGAGCCTGACAGGTTCGTCACTGCTGCGATTCCCCGACAGGCAGCAGCGAGCGCATCGGCACCGACAGACGTTGCAACGGGAGCGCCCCTGAAGCCTCCCTCGAACGGGATCAGATTCGAGCAGTCAACGAGCACTCCGGCCACAGTCGGATCAACGTCGGGAGCGAAGCCGAGGATTGGAGTCATCGCACGCGGGCCACCAGCGGGCCTTGGAACCGATCCCGTCGATCTGTCTCGGTGATGTTGTTGAGCACGTCATCTGCCCGCGCATAGAACGCAGCAGCACGCGCCTCGTCCAAGAGGTAGAGGTGAGCCTCAGACGCCACCCCGAAGAGATAAGCGTCATAAGCTGCGGTGCAAAGCCAGTTGGAGCCTGCCGCAACGAGGCCAGGAACCGACTGGTAATAGACGCCCGTCACATCGCCCGATCCGTCGAACCGGACAGAATCTCCATCGATGGCGTAGAAGTACGGAGCGCCGCTGGTGGCCTGCTGCGAGACAACCGATTCGAGGCTTTGAGGCTTGAGAGGAACACCCTCGTAACCGTCAACCCATAACGCCTTGAACGCCATCCAATCGCTTGGAAGTGAAATCAGATTGTTCGCGTCAATCGTGCCGGTGAATGAGGCTTCCATCTGCCGAACGCGCAACCGGCGATTCACCCGAGCCTCGAACAGAGACACGAACGTCGGGATGTATGCGGCCAAATCGCTGCGGTTGATCCATGCCGGAACATCCGTCAGCAGTTGCGCGTAAGTGGTCATTTCAGAACCTTGTCAAAGGTTGCAAAGGCCGGGTTTGCCTTGATCCATGCGATGCAACGCTTGCGATCAAAGCCGCCGTCCTGCCGGAAGAACTTGGACAGTTCAGCCATCGGGATAAACCCAACGTGCCGCTGCTCGCCCCAACGCTCCCCGGCTGTGTCTGCGCGAATCTGCTTCGCCACCTCGAGGAACGGTTCCGCGAGGTGGCGAAGCA